TCCGCATTTTTACCCCCTAAAACATGTTTGAGAAGCTGCATCAAAAAATTGTTTCCAATTCTGTATAAATATATCCTCTGAGAATTTATCTAAAATTGTTTCCCTAGCCTTTTTACCCATCATTATTGCTGTGTCTTCTTCGTTTAATAGGATCGCCAAGTATTTTCTGAGTTCTTCCTCATCGTTGCTGACAAATCCGTTTACGCCGTTGTTTATAATTTCTGGAATCATGCAGGTTGCGGTGCTGACAACTGCGCATCCACAAGCCATAGCCTCTAGTAGGGATGTTGGAACAGGAGAAATTGTAGAGGTATTCAGAAAGATTCTGCTGTTAGAATACAATCTAGATAGCTCTTCAATACTTTCCGCCGGTTCTGATAATCCCGGTGTGTCTCCAACAACATGAGATGGAAAATTCTTAATAACTCTTTGCCATATTCCAAATCCGCAACACCAGTCTCGATTGATCCAGTCATTAACTACAGAAAGAATGTGATTCTCCCTTTCTTTTTCTCCACCTATCTTAAATAGGTCTGTATCCACTCCATGATGTATTACGAGTGTGTCGTTTCTGTCTTCCCACCCCCATTGTCCTAGACTGAATTCTGAAATAAACAAATTGATATCTCCACGCATCTCCCTCAAAGAATTCAGCATATCCTCTGTCCAATCAGGAACTGGCAGGGTATGTTCCAAACTTATCATGGGAAGATGGAGAGTGTTCGAAATCTGTTTTGCTAGTTGGTATTGTCCGAATTTATTTTGAGACAGCACCAAGTCGAAATCCAAATGTAATGGAATTTGTCTAGCTCCTAAACTTGAATTTAGGAGCGTATAGTTTTGTGGTATTTCACCGTAATTTTCGTTCCAGTCTTTAATTCCCTCGGCTCTGTAGGCATAAAAATTATGACCCGTTTTTGCCAAGCTAGTTTCGTAGCGTTCATGCGTAGGAAATGTGAGTATATTCAGAGGCTCTTCATCTCGGTGCGTTGCCGCTTTTGTTATCGATGATACGGGACTAATTGACATCAAGAGCCTTCTTTATTAGACTTCCTATGGCTTCGTAAGAATATTCTTCAATTCTTTTTTTTCCTTTTTCTTTCATAATGTTGCATGCGTTTGCATCATCATTCATGTGTAGATTGTAAACATGCCTCATTGCCTGTTGTAAACCGATAGGGTCTATAGATTGCCAAGTTTCATTGGCGGTATATAAATCATCGAAAGTATCCATCATGCCAAACACAGGCTCTTCTCTAGAAGAAACTAGAACACCCTCACCCTTATCCATAAAATCCGCCATTCCTCCTACACCTGTGCATATTGGAGTATTGCCGAAGCCCATCGCGTCAAAAGCTGGAATACACCAAGCTTCACCATAGCTAGGCATAACAAAACAATCACAAGTGGCGTGAAGCCTTCTGACAGTTTCTTCATCGAGGCGGTCTGTAATGATAAGGTCTTCTTTATAGAATTCTAAGCTCGGGTACAACTTCAAACCAGTTTTAACATTGCTGCACATCTCCTTGACTTCCGCAGCGCAGTCATCTGGAGAGGTATTATATTTACCAGTTTTGATTACGATTGATACTGGTTCGTGAATATCAAATTCGCTATGAAAAGCTCTAATAAAAGCAGCTAGATTTTTTCTTCTGTTTAAATCTCCGATAAAATAAAAAACAAAGTTATCCTCTGAATCTGGTATATCTATTGGTTCATAATTACGATCAAATTTAGACGTGTCTGAAGCATGCGGGATTACTTTTATGGGTATGTTGATCCCGCTTGACTTAGAAACAGTGGCCATTTGATTGTTAATGACCCACGCTTCATCCATCTGATTAATTCGATCAGGCCATATGGACCATGTAAAGCTATTTGTTTCTGTAGCATATAACGCAATGTTTCTGTCAAATTTCCCATTGTAATCCATCATGTGTGGCAAAACATGTTGTATGCAAATATCACATCCTCTGCTTATTTTGTTCTCAAGCTCTATAATTCGTTCTGGCAGTTCAGGGGAGTTAGAATTTAATTTCACGGCTCTGGGAACTACATCTATTCCCACGGAATCCATAGCTAATATATAATCTATGGCGGCTTGCGCCCATCCAGTTCCATCTCTATAGCATCCAATATATAACACCTTCATCACGATAGCCCTTGCCTCTTTTGCTCCCAAAAATTTCTACGCATGCACAAATCTATGAGATAGTTGTAGGCAATTTCTTTGTTGAACTTCTCAAATTGTGGCCTAGCAAACTGCATCGAATCTTCATTAAAGTACATTCCTCCCGTGCCCTCTAGGTGAAATCCATAGTTTAGATCTCTTACCATTCTAGATTCCATATAAGAATTAAGTCTATCTGGTTCACCCAAAACATTTATAATTAGCCACTGCACATATTCTTTTGGGGGAAGCTCATCAGGAACTCTCGTTTCTGGCATATGTATCCGTGGTTCTGATTTCCAAGTTTCTGATTCTGGCCTTATCTCCACGCTATCAAAGTAGTTTTCCCAAATCTTGGCAGTATTGTCCCATTGATAATATTTATCAAAGTTCTCCTTTATTTTTACACCGAGCTTTAGTCTTTCGTTTTCAGGCAAGTTAAAGAATTCTTCTATTTTCTTAGCTGAATACTCATTGTCTGGCACAGCCCTATTGCAGCCGGTTTCCAATTCTGAATACAGAGCTTTAACCCTTAAGGGTTCTCCACCCAATTTACGAATGACGCTAGACATGGCAGAATAATCTACCGACATTACAGGAACTCCGCAAGCAGCAGCCTCTACTTGAGGCAGACCAAAGCCTTCGCTATTAGCATACTGCAAATATAAGTCAAAAGAATTCATAACGTCTGATAGAAACTGATAGGAGACGCCCTTTTGAACACTGGCTAATCCGGCAGAATGTCCTCCACAAAAAGAACATCTTGTTCTGGCATCTGAAAAGTATGCAGGAAAAGCGTTTTTGCAATCCATGCAGACATATGTCAGTATGATTTTGCTTGATAAGCCATACTGATTAATAAGCTTAGGAATGTCCCATCCAACATCTGGAAAACTTGTATGGCAGTAGAGGTAAATGTCTGATCTTTTGGAAGAGTCCAAGAACATTCTGAAGGTCTTGAACAAATCTGGAAACAATTTTCTTCTTTGGTTTCTCATTACTGTTCCGATAACCATCGTATCGGGATCGAAACCCATATTTTTCTTGTGCTCCTTTTTATCTAGAACCGGCCTGTATGCCGCATCCGCAGAGGGTGGAGCGCATCCAAGGCAATTGATCTTTCCCATTCCCTCCCTTTTTAAAACATCTCTACCCCATTCGGAGTAGTTAAAAACACCTTCGGCATTAGCGTATGTAGACAACCACTGCTCATTCTGTGGTTCGGCATCAACAGTTGGCATTATGACCCAATGAAAGTATTTCCTAAACGGAGACCTTTCTTGATAGTCAATCATCCAGAAATCTCTGATGTCGAATACTATATCTGGTTGAAAGTCTAGAAGAACATGTTCAAATCTCCATTCTCCAAATTGGTTTGTGCCCTTGGAATTATACTCGTTCAGTTCTTGTTTGTTATCTTTTTGCGGGGAATTAGGATAGAACCGCCAAGGTATTTCTCCGACTCTTGGATCGCTAGACTCTCCATAACTGGCAAATTCCGCAAGGTCATATTTTCCGGTCTGGTGCAACCGCCTCATGACCTCCCTACCATAAGTAGCATATCCAGTATGAAGATAGCTTGCTTCGCAGCATAAAAGAATTTTTTTCTTCCTACTCATCTAAATGGGCTTCTTGTAGAAGTTTTATTATTTGTTTGAACTTGTTCTTAAGGGATCCTTTAGAACAACCAATCTCTTCGGCAATTTCCCTGTTGGAATAGTTCTCCAGTTTTCTCTTTAAAATAAGGCTTTGTTCTGTTGTTAAAAGGCTATGCTCGATTTCGAAAAGTTTGTCTTTTTCCAAATAATAATACTTAGCATTGTCGGAAAGATTTGACACGAGATCAGTATTATACATGATCTTAACCTTCTTATTCTTTTTTAACGATCTGTTGGAAAAATTTATGAGTTCGTTCTTTATACAGGCAGATGCAAAAGTAGAAAATTTTGCTCTGGTCTCATCATATTTTCTTACTGCTTTCAGTAAGCCTATTAATCCAACCTGTATGTAATCTTCAAGAGCACCTTTATCATTACTGACAAAAGTCAACGCTTGAGAAACAACCAACCCATAATGTTTTTGGATCAATTGTTCCTCAAGTTTTGACTCGTTGATTTCTGAACTAAAATTTTTATCCATCTTCAGTAATGACAGACTCAACCGTTTTGTTTTCTTTGTCGGTTTCGTCTTGCTTCTTATTGTAGTTGAGAATTTTAAACTCTTTAACCCTAAACTTTATTTGATATCTTTTTACACCCTCTCGATCTGTCCAGTTATTCGGTCTAGCAGATGCATGCACAAAGATTTCATCTCCCTTTTCGCTGTATTTAGCAAGTGTAACGGCCCCCGTATCCCAAGCCTCAAAGTCGAAGTAGCTAACATTTCTTTTCTTTTCTCCGTCCTTTTCCCTGCGATATTCTGGAACGGCAAGCGTAAAAGTAACCAAGTCTACGTCATTTCTAGTCTTGATCAACTGAGGATTAGCCACAAGTCTTCCGAAGAAACGGCAATCATTTGTAATGTTATTCATGTATCTTCCTTTTCAAAAAAACAACGTTTGACCGTAATACTATACCTGTAAGTTCTTATATTTGCCACACTCTTTCGATTATAAGGCTCCTGTCTGATTTATATTTACCTCTTCTGGATTCTCCACCATATATCACCACGGTATTCCCTTCATATAATAGGTTTCTGTAATCTTTCCACTCATCTGCAAAAATGGCTACATCATCTAAGGGACTTGTCTGATCTTCAACAGATAAAAAGGCCATGTCTTTTCCTTTATTTTTTCCCTTCTTTAAAGTGTAAGGTCTAACACTATTAATAGACACGGCTAGAGCTACTTCCTTCCCCTTGCCGTTTAGAAACTCCTTGCACGTTGTATTTGCAGAACTAGTATCACAGGAATCAACTGTTGAATATGTGATGGGAACACCCAAATAGTTTCGCTCAATCCCGGCAACCCAGTCCGGGGTATCCTCTAGGGAACAGGCAGGATTCCGTATTTGTTTGATTAAATCTTTGACTATTTCGCTTCTCTTATAATTGAACGTGCCACCTCCCATTTTCTTTGTGGGACACAGAGCCACAAGAGCATCTTTTAAATTCTTCCATTCTTTATGGCGGTCATATATCCACAATCTTTCTTTGTCTGTAAGTTTAGACCAAGTATCGAATTCGTCTAACATTTTATTTCTGCTTATTTTATTTGCAGAAAACACTCCAACAGAAATCATTGCTATAGCGGTAGCAGAACTTATCTTGTCCGACAGCATAACTAAGAACTCATACCAATCCCATTCACTGATCTTCTTTTCCAAAGCCTCTTCTTCCGCAGGTAATTTTTCCTTTAATTTCTGGATCTGATTAAAGCCAACAGACTTTATATCCGTTAATCCAAAATGAATTCTGTCATTAATTATACAGGTTTCTTCGTTCATCACCTCTAGCGAAGGAGGAAGTATAAAAATATCATTGGTCTTGGCATCTGATACTAATTCTTTGATCTCTCTCTGAGAGTCGGGTTTATTTTTAGCATGTCTTAAGCAGTGGCAATAAAACTCGATTGTATGATGCGCTTTAGCATAAGCGGACCAATAACCACAAATAGCATAACTAACAGCATGAGACTTGTTAAAAGCATAACGGCTGGATTTTTCAATCCATGAGAATATCTCTTCCGCTGCTTCTCTAGAAACAACATTTTCATTTTCAGATCCCTTGATAAATTCTCTTTTGATCTTACCCATGAGACCAGCCTTCTTTTTGCCGATAGCTTTTCTCAAATCATCTGCCTGTTGAAGATTGAATCCCGCAATCTTCTGTGCTATTTTCATGGACTGCTCTTGGTAAACAAGAACCCCTTGAGTTTTCTCTAGGATAGGCTCTAGAGCTTCGTGTATATAGGTTACTTCTTCTTCTCCATTTTTTCTATCAACATAATGCTGAGTCATAGACTTTCCATCAACGATTGCCTTGAGACAACCGGGACGCAACAAAGCGGTCAGAGCCGCTAATTCTTCAAGATTTTTTGGACGAACACGTTTAGCCCAAGACTTTCCCAGACTGCTTTCCAACTGAAAAACCCCTTTGGTTTTCCCCTCGCAAATTAGATTCCAAGTAGGGGCGTCATCGTAATCAATATTGTTAACGTCAAATATATAGTTTTCCATCTGCAAAAGCCTTTTCAAAATGTACTTTTTCTGCAAACTTACGCTGCATTTTCATAAACCTAATCATGATATTGGCAGTGTCCTTTATGTCCTGAAGGGCATCATGAGCATTTTCTTTGGAAAGACCAAAGTAATCTCGAAGAGAATCTAAGCTAAACTTTTTTACGTCTGGATTATTTTCCAGCCATCCCCATACCAAATTCATTACGTCAACTCTATGAATTTTGTTGAAGAGGGTTTGCCTACCCGTTTTCTTATCGACGGGACCGTATTGTTGACACATTCTGTCAGCAATAATTAAATCAAATCCGTTTATATTATATCCAGCAGGTATTGGGGCAAAGTAAGGAGTCTTTTTCCAATTGTATTTATTGACAAAGTTTGAGAACTTCCCCCAAACCTGCTTAGGGGATGGCGCCTTTTTCAGATTAGCCCTAGTCTTTCTTGTAATCTCTAGAGCTTCGTCTTCTATGGGGTCTAGGCCCATCTCAATGGCCTTGTCGTCATCTAGGATAGGGCGAATTTCGCTATTGAAATATCCCTTCGGTTGTATGGTAAGCTTTCTTCCGTGAATGGCAACTGCTGCAATCTGAGTTGGCTGAGTTTTTTGAGGATCTCTGCTTCCAGTTTCAAAATCGAATACAATTATGTCATGCGCCGAAGGCATTACTTGTCTCCATTAATGTTTAAAAGTTTGTGTTTAATATTCAAAAATTTAGATATAGCGTCGTTGTAATTTAAATATAGTCTGCTAAATCTATATCTGTTATCCTCGCAATGAACCTGATACTTAATACCACTTCTCACGGTATGAAAATCATTAAGACAACAGATGCTCAGAGCTTTCCACTCCTCGTATCCCCCGTTTTCCAGCTTGTTTCGAATTTTCTCTCTGTACGAAATGTTCATTGCTTTAATTGATCCCTAACTCCCATGAGTTTATCTAGTAATGACACACCAAGTATATCAAACTTGACATGTCCCATAGCCTCTAAATCCGTCATCTCCATACCAGCAATTTTGTCAGAACCCTTTTTGTCTCTGACCATAGGACAAACATCGCTAAGATTGTGAGATGAAATTACCACCCCGGCGGCATGCTTACCTTGAGATTTGAATGTTCCTTCTATACGCATAGCCTGTTCAAATAACTTTGAGTATTCTCCCTCCAACTCTCCAGAATCGTTAATTCTGCAATAGTCCCTGAGAGAATCCGGCTGATTAATCAAGGCCCATTTAATCACCGATGGCTCATCCATATCAATAAGTAGATCGGAGATTTCGTGTTCGTGAGGAAGGCTTTTAGTGATGACATTCATTTCATCAAAAGAACACGCCTCGTTCATCCTCAAGACTTCTTTTAAGGCACTCCGTCCCTGCAACCTTCCAAAGGTTACCATCTGGCCAACCTGTTGTGACCCATACTTAGACCTGATATAATTAATTACTTCATCTCGCTTAGTAGCGGGTACGTCAATATCAATATCTGGCAATGATATATGATCTGATGTGTTGCGCCCAACATTGTAAAACCTCTCAAAGAGAAGACCAAATTCGATTGGGTCTACTTCTGTAATCCCTACAAGGTACGAGACTAGACATCCCGCTGCCGATCCCCTACCCGGTCCCGGCAACCAGCCGTTTTCTTTAACCTTGTTAACGATGTCTCTAACGATAAGAAAATAACCAGATAAATTAGCTTGACTGATAACATCCAACTCTTGTTTTACCCTTTCAGCATACATTCCGCTGGATTCATCAGGAGCGAGTTTGCCAACAGCTTTCAGACGACTCTTCCAACCATCACGACACAGACTACGAAGAAATTCTTCTTCTTCCACATCGTTTGGGCAGGGGAATTTTGGAAGCATGGGTTTATTTAGGATGCTGTAATCGTCACACATATCCGCCACCATAACTGAGTTAGCTAGTTCTGCCTCTGTATGAAGATTTTTCATCTCCTCTAGCGAGGGGATGTGGAAGTTATTTGATTTTAAGAATCCTGAAAACCCTACATTTTCATTGCTCTTGGCTTTGCTTTTGATGTTTCTTAGAGTTGTTTTCATAGCAGAGCATAGCAAGATGCTATGATCTATCGCGTCTGCCTTGGTTGGATAATGAGAATCGGCAGTAGCTACAGACGGAAACTTATATTTTTTTGCTACATATCTCAGTCCTTGAGCTACTAGTTTAGCAGCCGGTGAGTTTTCTTCGTCAATACACTGTATCTCGATAAGAAAGTTCTCTTTACCAAAGATATCCTTATACAAGTTTGCCTTATTAAGAACTTTTAATTCCCAGTCTGGATCAATATATTCCTTAACAACCATCTCAGTCTCTGCGCGATAAGCCTCTTTGAAATCAGTAAAAATAATGTTTGCCAAATCGCTGCCAAGATGTCCACTAAATGCTATTAGATTTTCATCTGCGTACTCACTCAGTAAATTTAGATCTAGTCTGGGTTTGAAATAAAACACATCATCGTCATTGCTTCTGGAGGTCGCCTCTATTAACCTATCCCAACCCGACTTATTCTTTGCAAGAACTACGAGATGACTTAGTGATCTATTCTCCTTCTCTTGAATCCGACAGTCTTCTTGACTAAGATAGAACTCGCACCCAATGATGGGTTTGATATTCTTTTCTTTCATTGCTCCTGTAAAAGATACCGCCCCAGAAACTGTGCCATGATCGGTAATCGCACAAGCGTTGTAGCCCAGATTGGCGCACCTAGCTGCTACTTGCTGTGGCTTAGACAGACCATCTAACAGGCTGTAGTGTGTGTGCAGGTGTAGTGGAACCCAACTCATTTTTTCAATTTTCCTCCACCGCTTCCGTAGGTAGAAAGCTTTGTCAAATTTCCATATTCAGATACAACTTTATTCACGCCCTTCTTCTTGACTTCGTCACGGATAAACTGGCATACGCTCTTGTTGGTCCCCTCCTGATTTTCACTAAATTTGCACAGTTTGCGACATTTCCAGTGTCGGTTTTCATCACATAGAAGCTTTGGGCGTTTTGAATTCTTGATGTATTGAAATTTTTTCTTCAAGATAGATTCTGCTTTAACATAATCCTGATCATCAAAGCACATGGAAAAGAGGCCACCACTGTTAATGTAGAAGATGCTAACACCGAAATCGTAATCTGGGTACATGTTCTTGAGGGCGTAGTAGTAGAACAGTAGCTGCGTGTCGCTCTGCAAAGATTCGAGAGTCTTCTCTTCACCCGTCGCCCAATTGATACGCTTCCCGGTTTTGTAGTCAAGGATTTCGTAATATTTTTCATCGTGCTTGACTATTAGATCGACTGTTCCTTTAATGGCCAGTCTGCCTTCAATTTTTTCACCGCCTATATTGTAGCAGTACTTAGCCCAAGGCTCATCTACTTCGAAATCAAAGTACTCTTCAGTGGCAAACACGTTTTGGTTTCTGGGATCCAGCAACCCATCATTATATTCTATGGCCTTGTGAACCCATTTGGTACACGTCTTCAGACTGGAGTTGTCTAGATCGACATCTGGTTGGTGGCTGGTATAATACTCAAAAGATTTGGATGTAATTTTTTCTATGTTGTCACAATCTTCGAGACTCAATCGGCCTAGCTCATCGTCTGTAAAACTCTTGTTGCCCCTGTTGAGACATAATTTTTTATCTCCAAGAACCTGAAGAGCCTTATGGGTAATTGTACCCATTAAAGCCTTTTTGTTAGTTTTGTCTTGAAACGACAAGTTATACTGCAAGAAAAACTTTTGCTCGCAGAAGTCGAGAGTACTAAGACTGCTGCTTCTTAGGTAACATACTATCATGTATATTTTCCAGTTCTTTTTCTTCCATAATATAATTAAGGGGTCCATCCCTATACAAACGACGCTTGGGTTTTTTTACAACCTCATCCCTCTTAGCGAAACCGACGATCCAAACATTTGAATAGTCACTCTTGTCAACATAGCATAGAACGTAATAATCTATTTCCTTGTTCGGTCTGTACGCTGGTACTCTCAGGTAAGGATCTTTCCAATAGGTAGTTGTCTTGACCTCGATGTTTCCGTATCCCTTGACGGTATTGTCTACACCGGCATCGCCATGTTCTTGAAAAATAGTCTTGTCCATCTCTACGCCAAAAAAATGGGCCACGGCAGCTTCACCTACCGCTCCAACAATATGCACGTCCTCGGAGCTTTTGTATGTATTGTTGTAACTCTTAGATCCAAACTTTTCCTTTTTGACATCTCTTTGTTTAGCTATTTCCATAGCCTCTTTAAGTTTCTCTTGTGGTAGATCAATTTTTACCCTATTATTCATTATCATTTCCTCGTTCATATTTGTCTTCCATCCTAACGATATCATCTTCGGAACATTCTCCGAACTGCATCTCGTAAACTACCAGATCGATATCTCCTGTGTTTATAAGTTGATGGGCGTCATTTTTTCTAATCTCGATAGTGAATCCCGGTGCAACCTTCCAGTTGTTTAGGTGATTCCATCTGAGTAAACCCGTGCCCTCTATTACATACCAGAATTCGCTTCTTTTGTTATGCATCTGATATGATATTTCTTCGCCGGGAAGAATAACTATCTTTTTGAAAACAACTCTATCGCTTCTGAAATAATCTGTATATTCTCCCCAAGGCTTTTTGACGGGGAAAGTATATTTTATCGATTCTTCTTTCATTGTCCCACCTTAGACTGCAACCATCCCCACTCTTTGAGAACGTCCATTAAAGCCCTGTTGGCCTCATCCATATTTATGTTAGCGTTATCAATCACGTGATCATATCCTTCGTATTCATTTGTCAAAGCTGTTTCGCTTTCATGCTCATCGTTATGCGGGCATCTAGTTAATCTGATCACCCTACCTCCAGCACTTTTTATAGCGTCTACTTCATTAGGAAATCTACAGTCAGAAACAATAGCAAGTTCAGCGTTGCTTTCTTTTATTCTTGTCAGGCAAGAAGATGTCCACACATCAGATTTAATCGCCCTGCAAACATCAGTTCCAAACAGTTGTAAAAATTCTCTGGCTGTCAAAAACTTATTGTCACCCAAGTCTCTATCTAGAAGCTTTTTCATAAACTTTGTCTTTACGACAGTTTTTGTGTTTTTATCCTTGTCAGAACCGTAACATTGCTGTTCTGTAAGTCCAAAGAGATGCATGGCCATGAGCTTAAGGGGGTCTGCAAAACTAAAAGCTTTTACGTATGGCCAAACCATCTGTGAGGCATAGTCAACAAACTCGTTATCCAGCCTGAAAACATCCAATACTCCTACGCCCTCCTCTTCGTCGCCCTTTTCATTAGAGGTCACGGCGTTGACAAGCAGATCTCCCTCGTCATTCATCATAAATTTGGTTACGACATCGTGAAGCCTGAGTTGATATCCGTGTAAGAAATTTGTGCAAGTGGTCTTTCCACTCTGTTTTGACCCAGATATACCTAGAATTTTCTGATCCATTATATCATTCCTTTAAGTTGTGGTTTTATTTCTTCGTTTATCTCAGCGACAGTCATTTCTCCGATGTCGCATTTGGAGAACTCAGGACAAATAATGTGGAACAGTCTGTCGCATTTATGTATGATAGACTTCTTTGCCTTGTCTCCAGCCTCATCATTGTCTGTGAGAATGACTACGTTCAAAGCCCCGGAGGTCTCAAGGATTCTGGCCTGACCATCGCTTAAACTAGACCCAAACATTCCCACTGAGTTTCTTATGCCTGCCTCGTATAGTCTCCAAACATCCCCCTGTCCCTCTACCAGTATGACAGTTTTTGTTTTTCTTATAGCATCTCTTGATAGCCAGTAGCCATATAAATGAGCACCGGAATTAAAGTGCTTGGAATTTATCCACTTGTTTCCATTGCTATTTTCATGTGAGACTCTACCGACACAACCAATCATGAATTTATGGTCATCATCATAAACCGGGGCAACAATTCTGTTTTTCATCTGTTTAGACTGATCTGTGCAGATTCCAATATCAAAAGCATCCAAGGTTGTTTCTTCATATCCTCTGTCTATATAGTAAGACACGGGTCTAGAGAGTGATTCCCTAACTAGGCTTCTCCGCACTGAATACTTCGGTTCTGGGGCGACTTGGTAAACCCTTTCAGACAATTCTATGAATTTTTCCAGATTGAAATTTTTACCCTCTGCCTCTAGTTCTTCTTTTGAAGAAGACGTAAAATTGATTGCAAAATCAATAGCCTCGGAAAAAGGAATCTCTTCTTGTCTTTGCGCCGTTAACAAGCCTCGTATCAAACCTATTGGAGTTGGTACAAATTTCCGCTCACACCCATGCGTCCAACATCTCCAATATCCAAAATATTGATCTCTAGTTGTAGTTACAGTAAAAGCTTGTGGGTTGTCTGCTCCATCATGAATCGGACACACGGAAGTGATCCTATCATACTGCTCAAAATATCTCACTCCGAACAGGTCAAACAGATCTGTAATTTTTTCTGCGACCTTGTTGGATAGAATTATTAGTTCGTTTTTATCCATCAAAATGGGCTTTCTTTATCATCCAGATTGTCAATATTAAAACCAGACTCTTTAGTGTGTGTATTGAATTTGATTTCGTTACGTGTTTCTCTTTCTTCAACTCTAGCCACCTCTCCTTTCATTGACATATTTATATAATCGTAATCATCTAGACCGGAACCATGCCTGCTTACAATTGGAATCAATTTTCTGTTACCGCTTTCTCCCTGATCTTCTGCTATCTCTTCATCCGACTTTTTCTTAAAGATAGAAAAGCTACTACAAAGCCAAATTAACCTATCAGATCCGCTAACTACATCCGTACTTTCTTTGGTAATTCCATCTCGATTTAGCTGAACAAAAGCAAGACATGGCACATCGTACTGAACAGTGAAGTTGTGTAGTTGAGTAATTTGAAATCCAAGAACTTGAAACTCTTTCATGCTATCATTTATCTGATTAGAATGCATGAGTTTAAGATAGTCATAGATGATCATGCAATCTTTCGTTCTTCCGTTTTCGTCATATCCAACATTTTTGACTATCCATCTCCTGATTATAGATAGTGTCTCTTCAAAAGGCTTTCCGGCAATTGTAATATAGCTAAGTGGAATCTCTTTAAATTTTTGTGCGGCCTGTTGGATTTTTTCTTTGTCACAAGCGCTTGCAGAAAATTTTCCAGTAGAGATATCATTGATATTAATACCACTAAAATTCCCTAGTATACGATTGAAGTGATCTTCTTTTGACATCTCAGTGTCTAACAGGAGGACGGGCACATCTAGATTTGCAGCAATGTTTATAGCAACGTTATCAGCCATCATGCTCTTACCCACCTTGGGCCTAGCCGCTATAAGGTCTACGCATTTTCTCCTAAAACCACCGCCTATAGCAGTATCGTATCTCAAAAAACCGCTGCTAAGCCCAAGCATGTTGGCGGGATTTTCTTCCAAATAGGTGACATAATCCTCAACCTCTTCGCCCAGAACAGAGGGCTTGTCTTCCACAGAGTGATTCAAGGCTGTGGACAGGTCAAAAATTGGCCCCTCTGCTATGTTGAGAATTTCATCAATAGACTCTTCACCAGTAACATCGCCAATGTCGGAATTTATCTTGCGTATCTTGGTGCGTATGTCTCTTGCTACATCTAGCTTTTTAAGTTTTATTGCATGCTGTCTAACATTTTCTAATTCGACTTCAAAGCTTGCAATCGCTTTGATATGATCCGAAGAGATTTTTTCGTTGAAAAAATCTTGCAGTCCCAAGTCTTCCGCAGCACTTAATACAGAAGGAAGGTCTATGCTAGAACTTTTATTAAGAACACGCTTTAAACAGGCGTATACTATCTGGTTTTCTTCTAGTGTAAAAGTGTCGGTGTCGATGATATCATCAACATCAATGAATGCATCAGCACCGTGCTGAAAAATTCCCGACAGAACTGCCCTTTCAGAAGCCGGATTGTTGATTGGCTTGACCATGATTACCTTCTAGAGCATTTGTCACAACGATAAAATTCCCTGCCCTGCATCAAAGATTCGGGAATCTTTTCTACACTGCCGCAAACATGGCACTCGGCATCAATTATAGAGGCTCTTGACCTTGTTCTTTCTGTGAGTTTTATTTGCGGGGTTTCAATATCTGTTGCATCGCTATTGTCATCTAAAAACTGATTTTCTCCAGCGTGTATCGGCTCTGTTCTCGCTATTCGAGTTTTTCCCGTCGATGTGTTTTGAGCGGGAGCTATAAAATCTTCTTGCGGATCGGGAGCTTGGTCAACCTTCGATAACGATTCTCCGGTCAGATTTTCAAAGCCTTCAGTCACTAGACTCATATCGTTGCTTAATATCCCAGATCTAATTTTATCCAAAGGACTTTTCATGAATATGTTTTCCTTTTGCTCAGTTCCATTAATGTGTCGGCCATTTTTCTCATGTCTCTAATTTTATCTGTTAACCAAATAACTCTAGCTTCTGAGACAAGCTTTGCTTCGAATATTTTCTTAACGAATTCATCCTGCTCTACAACAGTGTAATACTTTTGCTCCCACTTCATATACTTACTAAAGGAGTCTGCTTGTTTGGCCACCATCCTGTTTATCTGACTATCGCACCAGTATAGTTTGACTTGATGCCTGTTGAAAACCGACTGAACGTAATTGCAGTATGCGTATAGACAGTAGGCTTTTTCGCAGCAGTCTTCAGAAGATAGGGTTTTTAGTTCGATTCCGGTGAGGTTTAGTACAGCTTCAACCTCTGGATTTATCTGGATTCGTTGAACGTCTTCTCCTATGATATAGGAGTCAATAGATTTGACAAAGCTGTCCAACTCATCTGTTGAGAATTTCTGTTTTCCATTCATCGTCATCACCTGTGTATTTTAAGGTAACAATATCAATCTTGTTCAGTCTGCACCAGCGTATCTTATCTCTATCTCTCGCCTGAGATTTATAGAAACCACTTTTTGTTTTATGGTAGAAATCAACGAACTCATAATGTTGTCTGCCGTGAACTTCTACTATAAGATTTCTTGAGGGTATAAAAAAATCGGCAAACAAAATTGAAGGCCGGGTGGTGGTGTTGCTGCCGGGGAGAGAAACTTCTTCCAATATTATATCACGCCGGAACAGATCACGCAAGATTAATCTTGTTCTTTTGTGAAGTTTAGATTGTCTCCCCCTCTTTGCTTTACTCTTTTTAGGAAACCTCCATTTTTTTTCTCTACCGTCGAAACCAGTAACAATCAAAACATCTCCTTGATTTCTTGCTCCAAAAACTTCAATGTCTCTGGATTATCGTTCAGAAAAGTCACCGCTTTATCTTGACCTTGAAATTGGAAAAATGATTTAACAGCCTTTTCGTCATCAATATCTACATCATTCTTCTTTAGAATCTCTGAAAAATTCTCCACATTTTCTATAAGATAGTTGCAGGTGTACCAAGCTCCAGCCTTGCCGATCACATCTAGATCCACAGCCATGATAAAAAGCTCTTGCGTTTTATCTATGCCATGTCCATATCGTAGCCAACTCTGAGCTTCGCTACCGGGGAATCCCCCAGCAGCAGAGGTCATAATTTTCCAATGAATCATTTGCCCAATTTGAGACCCGCCAACCTCCCACGGTTTGATGTATCTGATCTCTAAGATATTGTCTGTCTGATATTGTATTCCTCTTCCGCCATCAGGAACCTTGGTCTTTCCAAACCCTGACGTGTTAGCAATCAAGTGAACAATCATAAGGACGATAGCATGCTGTCGAGGAACGGTGCCTCCAAGTTTTTTGCACCAATTCTTTAAAAGCTTTGGGAGTGATGGGCGGAATTGAGCATTAACATCGTCAATCAATTCCTTTTCTGGAATTAAAGCTGAAATAGAGTCTACTATAAGAACGCAGTTCGGCGTTTGTCTTATGTAGGTCTCTGCGATATTAAGATACTGCTCTGCGCTCATGGGTTCGTCACTAGCACCGACTACTTTTATTCTTTCTGGATCTAGCCCATGAACACCGGAAAGGTTCATAGATTTTAGCCTTCCCTCTACGTCCATATAAATAATTGGACGGCTACCATACTCTTCGGACTGACAAGCAGCAGCAAACTGTAGAGCCGTCGTGGTTTTTCCGCTTTTTGGGTCTCCCATCAAAGTGACCCAGCTTCCCTCCTGAATACCCCCACCCAGAGCTAGGTCTAATGCTGGACTTACCGGTATGATTTGAAGTTTGGAACGCTCCTCGAAAATTTCGGACCCACTTTTTACAACGTCTCCATATTTTTTTATTATTTCTTTGGTAGTTGTTTCATCTAAAGTAGCCATGTTAACTTTCAGTCTCCCTCAGTTTCTGAGCGTTGCTTTTTCTTCCATATGGCTTTCTTGGAGAAGAGGAACCACTGGTATTATATACTTGCGGTTTAGTCGGTATAGATTTTTGGCTATCTATTTGACTTTGTTCTTGTTTGATTAAATTCTCTAGATTTTTAAGCCGAAGAGAATATATCCTTTTCCCAGCGGGGGATCTGAGAGCATTGATAATGGCAAGATCGTCATATTTTTTGAGAAGGGCGTATGCTTTTGTCACCTGACTGCGAAATTTATTCTTCCATTTTTCGGTGTTCCATAGTTTATAAGCCGGTTGCCCCTCATTGGCTGACTCAGCTTCTCTTAAGCAAACCATTTCAGCAATATACTGAGCCGCATTACAATCCTGTCCTGTCGTCACATGCTGATAGACTTTTGTCATCACAATCCTTCTTTTGAATCAAAAAAATTCCAGCTTCAGTTGGATTTCTTTCTTCATAGGCTTCTGGAATAACCTCTGGAAGATTCCAACGGCGAACCCTTAGAGTGTCGTTTTCAAGAACTCCGACAATAAACGAGTGATTCGTAGCATTTCCAAACAAAAATTTCCCCGCACCCTTACAGAAATAATAGCCGTCGCCACCGGTTCCGACAACCTCGACATGAGAGCGGTTTTTTATCCTCATGCCCGTGATGTAGACCTGATTTTCTTCACAGTATTTTCCAAGCCTTTCCCATGCGCTATGTGGCAACACATCAGGTCTTCCATCATCTTGGTATACAGTTTCGCCATTTGAAAGTGTCACTATCCAGATAGGATTGCTGTCTGCATAAATATTGACGTAACTATCTATTGACTTAGCAACAGATGTTGTCATTTTTTAATCCTGTGGACAGCAGATGTATTAATTTTTGATTGCGATGTTGATTTTGTTTCATCTGATAGTTCAGAAGCCGCTGGCGTCATTATTGTAACGCCTTTACGTTTTGAAGCGGTTGTGTTTCCCATCAGATCTCCAACTATGCTACTACTGGCATCTTCTTTTACGGAAGAAACATGCTTTGTTTTGGTTTTACGATGCTTGGAAATCGTAGCTACAGACCTGTTAAGATCTGAAGCCAATTCTTCCACAGTTAAACCAGAATTGTTGTCGATATAAAACTTGTCTACTTTCGTCAGTGGTCCTTTTTTAGACATCTATGCATCTCCTTTCGGCTCTTAATAAGAGATCTCCCTTGCGACTCTTAAGATAGCTTAAGTACAAATCGAATGTTGTTGCATCTACTTTTCTATATTCGGAATTTCTTGTTTTGTTTCTATCTAAACCATGTGGATCAAACAATTTGCCACGGTAAAATTTTACGAAGAAAACTTCTGCCGAATCACCAGTGATTGTTTTGGCACACGCAAGAGTAGTTTCTTTATTTGATTTCTTTCCATCGGAAAGAATATAATGTACTTCTGTGTTGTCTTCCCGTATGAATTGTTCAATCATATTGTTCCCTTAAGTTGTGGTGCAGCGTAGACAAATGTAACCCCATCTATTTCTTTAATATCTACAATTCTACTTTGATCCGTACAGCCAATACGAAACTCCCCTTCCACTAGATATTTCCAACTCGTGCCTTCACAATCTGGATTGGCACAAACGGCTTGAATGTCAGTTCTTCTTTCAGAATCTTGCACCCTCCAAATGTCCACTAGAGGAGCGTGACAGTCTGCGCATTCTATAATTTGATGCCCAAGATCTTCAAGGCTTGAATCAAAATCCTCACCAAAATCGTCATCGTAATCGTCGTTCATTTTCTTCCAGTCCTAACGTAGTTATGTTTTTGAGAATCTGACATTTTGTTTATCTCCTGTGGGCTAGCTTCTCCACTAGAATGATGCCAAGGCCCACCCTTCTTCTTCTTGAAGTTTCCTTCGTCCTGCCTCGCTCTAGCATCTGATAATTCATAATGCCCCATGGATTTTGTGTTACGGTCTGCTAGTTGTCCGATAGTTTGAGCTTCCCCACGGACAAAGACGTTTGGAGAAGATAACACTCTTTCCAGCTTATGCTTATTGCATTCAGGACATCTCTTCTTCGGCTTGTAGGTTTTTATGCTCTGATTGACTGAGAACTCGTGTTCACAATTTGCGCATCTATACTCGTACTCGGGCATTTTACACCGCTACATTTTGACCAATATAGACTAGAAGTATGCACTGGAGAGCGAATATGGTTGTCATTGCTGGCCACGCATATTTCTTCTTCCAGTGATATAATACCACCAACAAGCCCAAAGCCGCAACCGTTCCAAACATTTTGACAGACATAAAGAGGGCTACCCCGCCGCCGTCCATAGAGATAAGAAGCTTTCCCATGGGATTTAATTCTACAGCGTATAACAAATCTTGATATACTATAGACCAGTATATGTCAATGGCAGATATTATTCCTATGGCCAGCCACATAATTCCGTAGTAGTATTTACTCATCCCAAAAGTCCAGCTTTGCTAAAACACGGGCTATTATCTTGTTCCGCACTATATCGTCTTCGTTTAACTCCACCACGCTGACCCCCTTGGTGTTGTCAAGTCTCTCGGTACACACGGTTAAGGCCCCTCTGAGCCTCGGTATTAAGTCAGACTGATCAATGTCACCATTTATTACACATCTAGAGTTCCGCCCAAGGCGAGTCAAAAACATTTTTATCTGTTCAAACGTAGCATTTTGTGCTTCGTCAAGAATAATGAATGCATTGTGAAAGTTTCTCCCCCTCATATACTCCAAGGGGCAAATTTCGATAATGTTTTCTGCTCTTAGTTTTTTTACAGACTCGCTTCCCAAATACCCATTCATTTCTTCAATAACTGGAATTAAATATGGGTGTATTTTGTCATGGAAAGAGCCGGGTAAATATCCCAGTCCCTTGCCAGATTCTACAACCGGTCTAGTGATTATTATTTTTTCAACTTTGCCGGAAGTTAGATACTCACATGCCAAGCCAACTGAAACGGCGGTCTTTCCGGTTCCGGCTGGTCCTGTGCATATAGTAATATCTGATTCAGCAATTGCTCTTATATATTCAAACTGGTTATCTGTTTTCGCTTTAAGCTGTCTTCGGTGATGTCGTTTTTTCATTTATTATTTACCAGAAGAACCAAACCCTCCGCATGCTCTAGAAGAATCCTCAAGCTCCTCTACCTCTATGACGCGCATCAAGGGTATTTGTTGAACCACCAACTGAGCTATCCTATCGCCTCTTTTAATATCGTAAGAAATATGATGATATGGCCAATCCTGTTTTCCGTAACTAAGGTTTGACAAACAGACCTTAACTTCTCCACGATAGCCACTATCTATCACCCCCGCAAATCTGTGGATTCCTTTTACGCCCATCGAAGATCTGTCCCAAATTAAACCAACAAAACCTTTAGGTATTTCCATGGCTATTCCAGTGCTAACTAAAACTGTTCTACTAACTTCCATACTAACATCCTCATCAGCATACAAATCGAAGCCAGCATCATAGTCATGAGCTTTAAACGGAACCTGTGCCGTGGTTGTAAGCTTTTTAATTCTTAGCTCATATCCTTGTTCAAGAGAAATTGGAACATCTGTAGTATAAGAATATTTCGTATCGTTCATACAATTTCACACGCTCCATTGGCACAAGCAATTTCCTGTTCAGGCACTACGTTATCCTCTTGTTCTATACATGTAGTGTAATCTACAGGTTGATATTCTCTTTTCATATCAACCCACTCCTTCCAATTGTACACGTCTTTCATGCAGTAGGTCAATCTTTTTATGTCTCCATCCATATATTTTCCAGCAAATCTGTGACATCTATCGGCCCAATTTTTTTTGCCATTGCCTTTTACTTTATCTCCAAGGCCCAACAGAGAATCACAGGCAGGCCAAAGATTGTCTTCCCATAGATTGAGAGCTACTTCGATAAGGCCACTTACGAACATTGCACCCTCACCATAATGGGAAACCATCTCACTAGGCAGATAAATAGTGGTGAATGGAGCTTGTGGATAATCTTTGTCTCCACTTACGGGAAGAAGGGAAACGCCGCAGAAAAACTTGCGGTTTTTATATATGAAACTCTCTACTTTTTCCCATTCTTCTGGCCTGACATTGATTGTGTTTGATACATTATGCTGTAAAAAGGACTTGACACATATCGCATCATTGCGTCCAGTCATGACCCAGTTTTGTTGAGTAGTTTTTACGCAACCCAATAAATCAAGAGCACTCACCTTGTTCTTGAGCTTAGAACCATCTGGAACCTCTATGCAAAAAGAGATTACATCGTCACTATCGTTGGCAGACCACACTGACTCAGAACAAGCCCTCGGGTTAGAAGTTTTGAAATGTTGATAAATATTTTCCAGCTTATTTGCTTGTACTCGCCTGATATAACGTTTGGCATGGTGCGGGTGTATGCCAGAACTAGTTCCCAAAATACAAGAAGCAGTTCCTTCAGGCTTGACACAAGTCGTCCTAGCTGCCTGATTGATGCCAATCTTGTTGGCAATTTCCTTGTTGGTTTTCTTGACGGCCCTAGCCCCTTCTTTTTGCGTAGCTGGATCAAGACAAATCTCGTGTTGCTCCATAATGCCCGTCATGGAAACACCTAGAAGGGCTTCTCTCTCAAGGATTCTCTCGCTGACCTCTCCCAGATACGGAAGTTTGGTAAATCCAGCTTGAAGTGTTCCTATAATTGCAGCAGCACGACATGACTCAAGGAATTCTTCCTTGGTAGATACTTTAGCACAATTAACCGTACTGAGATTACAGGCTTGCCAGCCGGTCTCCCCCGTTTTCTCATCAATAGGGTAAAGGCCAATTTCTACGCAGGGGTTGACGATAAGCTCTGTTGAATCTGACCAAACAAATCCCGGCTCTCCAAACTCCCTAACCGACTGCATCAATTCGGAGAACTGTTTAGGAGTGGTGTCGTCACGCAGGAGGAGAGCAGAATTATTAGAACGACCACGTTGAGGATTATCATGAAACCAATTTCCAGTTTTTGCCAATGCCATCTCTTCGTCATTTGGCGAAAAAAGACAAATCGTAGCACTCCTACGTACACCACCAGAAATAACAGCATCAGCGCTATGCATAACCATGTCGTAAACATGTATTGGCCTCAACTTTCTAACGTTAAATTCGCTCTCTTTTAAAGCTCTATCTAGAACCTTTTTAATATTAACCAGTGCTTTTTTTAACGGCTCTGGGCCGGGAGCTTTGCCGGAACTGGAACTCAGATATGAACCAGCGGGTCTGATTTCAGAAAAATCAAAACTAACGTTCTTTCCTTCATATTCAGAAAATAGATCATTGTCTTCAAAATAGCTACTAATAAGTACACCAATGGCGTCAGACCATCCCTCAATAGTATCTGGAATAGTATACTTTTTTGTGCCGTCTTTTGACCGAATAAGTTTGGGAAGTTTTTCGACGTGGTGTTTTTGAACTGAAAACCCTACTCCACAACCGCAGAGTAGAAGATACATACATTCTTGAAAAAACCTAAGTCTATTGGCATACGACGCAATACAATTATACACTCTGGCATGGTGTTTTACAACGGGTTTACCTCCAAACTGCAACGCCCTTTGAGAGCCTAGAACTCTCTTTTTATGCATGAGGTCATACGCCCATTCAATATCTTCTTGAGCTTCAGGATATTGATCAAGCATCATATTTTTGACGCGATCAACTGACTCTTTCCAAGTCTCTCTCCTTTTCTTTTCTGGTATCCATCTTGCGTATTTCCCGACAAAGGTATAGTTTTGTAACTCTCCAACTGACATTTTTAATCCTACTTATTTTTCGTCTTGGTGGCGTGTCCATCGGCTACCATTTTAGATGATACGTCCTGTCCATCGACAAAGATATACCCTAAAATCCGATTCAGTGTTAAAATATCTTTGATGTCATCGTCTTCATCAGCAGGAATGTGCAAAATTGCTTGCTTATATTTTGACTCACCGAAATATAACTCCTGTTCACCCAATAAAGTTTTTATATGGGCTTTCGCGGCCAGCCCCTTCTCTTTTTCTTCAAGATCTCTTGTTCTAGTTTCTGGACACCAGCAGTCCTTTAGCCGCACGCGAACTGTTTTAATTATCTGCACATCTATTGTGTCGCCGTCTACAACGTTTGTGACTACGACCTTGGTTGTAAGTCCAGCAGGTGGTTGTTCCATAGTAAGGCATCCGATAAGTAAACATTAATTCAAAGTATTATACACTTTTTTGTGGATCAAGATAGGTAATTTCAAGACCGTTTTTAATAAGGTGGCTGTAGACAATCCTATCTTCTTCTGTCTCCCCGTGAGCCTTAGAACCTTCTGGGACATACCACTCACGAACACCGCTTTGCCACAGCAGTTTTGCGCAGGTGGCACAGGGTAGATGCGTAATATAGGCTTTGTAATGATCAATTTGTTTCACAACTAGATTGCTTATAGCGTTGGCCTCTGCGTGTACCATAAATGGGTATTTATCAGGTCTAGTGGTAGGAAGGTCGTCTTCCTTGACTGACGAGCAAAACCCATTATACCCAACTCCAACAATCACATTCGGACTGCCAACGATTACACATCCTACTTTGGTTTCTGAATCGTGACTGCGTATAGACGCATAGTGCGCCATACCCATGAAGTATTCATCCCACGTTGGTCTCATATTCCCGCTTCTTATTCCTAGAACGACGTTCCTTCTTAAGTCTCTTCTTATCTCTCTTGCTTTTTTTTCTTATTGTTTTTCCCATGATTCTTTCTAAAACCTTTGTGGACCCAAACAAAATTGGGGCCTAGTGAATAAATAATTAATTTACGAAAACCACCACTTCCATTTTCCGGTAAAACCCAGCCGTAAGAACTGTCATCTATTTTTAACTTTTCCGCTTTTGCGGCTATTACCTTTTTCATATCAGCCTTCATCGCTACTCCAGTACTTCTAGTCCATGAATACAATGTCTTATGTCTTCCTCTAACTGTATAGTCTTTTCTATATCTCCGCTATCCGTATTGTATACCAAAATTCTTGCTGGAGACATACCGACAAATAATAACTCATTATGTCTAGCCAGACCTCGATTCCAGTTGGCTTTAGCTATATCGTCAGCATGATATTTAATCTTTTTGGTTTTTGGCAGAGCTATAAATCTAGTCTTTAGAAGCGTTCTTTGTATACCGGTACTCTCATTATTAAATGAGTTTGGCATCGTGTGTATTGAGTCTTTGCTATCAATTATTCCCAGATAACCAAAAGAGGTAAGGTTGACAGCATAAAAGTCGGAATATTCGTAAAAATTATGTTGAAAGCTTTTAGCGTTATGAATTACTGGCATGGGAACAACTACTTCCATGCTATAAAAATCATACAGGTGTGTAATAAGCCCTCCAAAAACCAGTCTGTTATCATTCGAAGAGATTGAATTGATATGAAAGTTATCTTCTTCTGGAGCCTCACCCGGATTAATTTCTCTCAACTCCATCAAAGATTTGTAGTCTTCTTTATTTTCTCCAACAACTTCCCAGAAACCGGACAGATTAAAATCTAGATCCACTCTTGCAATTGAATCATAAGCTGTAGAGGTTACCCAGATAGAATCATCAAAATAACAAATCTCATGTACCGATTTAAAAATCTTGTCGTCTCTAAAACGCTTCACAATTTGGTATGTCTCTTTGTCTAGCTCTATTAGACCTCCAGAATCAGCGACAACTATTCTGTCGTCCAGAACGACTATGCCTCGCAGCCCCCTCTCACCGCCCCTTTCGTTATCGTTGACAAAATCGTCACTGTATGGTTGGTAATGTAGAACCTCTTCGGTGTCCACATCGATGACGTAAAGACCACCATGTATGTCACCCTGTTTGGCCGCTCTTACAACCGTGCTACAAATAATTTTCATAGTACTAGCTTCATTCCGTTGTCTATCTTAGAAAACCCAATCTTGTCGTAGAATGGCACATTTTTGTCTGAACAGCTTAAAGTTACCTTGTAGCATTCTTCTTGTATTGCTGTATCAATAAGGCTGGTGATTATCGCGGCTCCAATGCCAAGTTTTCTGTACTCTCGTAAAATGACTACGTCTTCGATGCGGCCAGCGATCATGCCAGTTAATTTCCGTTCAATTAACAATGATCCCGTTCCCACAACGAGGTCAGAACTTTTTGGAGAGTCGATGATTTTTTGTACTGCAACTACGGCATGGTGATTGTTATTGTTAACAAAAGTTGACCATGTTTTGTCAAAGTTAACATTCCAGCAATCGTGTGGAAGTGGGCTTAATTGGCTTCTTAGATTTAAATAGTGCCCGTTTAAATCATCTCTCTCTATGCGTCTAATTTTCATCAGATAAATCTCAATACAAAATCTTCATAGGGTTTGGATATTCCATCAAATGAAAAATAGCTTAAGTCTACCTTTTTATCATTCAGATATCTTGTGTTTATATCCTCTTTTTCCAGTCCCAAATTGCCTCTATTGGCGTCAGATATCTTTTTGGAGGAATTGTGGATCACTACGCTGTACTCCGGGCAAGCCATAGTACGGGAGAATTTTTCATACAGTTCTCGATATATGATTGGCTGCAATTCCTCCTCTAATTTATAACCTTCAGATTCGGAAGAACGTTTAATGATCTCTTTCAGGTTGCGTTTTTTGTAGATATGTCCATTGGTAGAAAATGGTATGGCAAAATTTGTGTAGGGGGTAATCTTAGAGGAATCCCAGACAAGAAATTCATCCAGAACAAATTCGCCTTCGGTTGGTATTTCTGCAAAATAATTTGCTCTTTCGTATGGATTTTGAATAACCGTATTGTTTCCTAGTCTTAGGGATAAGCACAACGGGTCATAATCATTAAACAACTTACTGATACTCTGATAGCACGGGGGTCTTCTAAAGAGAATATTTTCGTCGTTAAATAAGCAAACAAGGTCTCTTGAGACTTCCAAGCGGGGGATCATATCTTTACTTATTTCGGACTGTGTTCTTTCAACCCACTTTATGGGAAAAGAGTGTCCGTGTTTGTGTTTTTTGTAAAAGTAGTCTGCTGCTTTTGAATATCCCTCGAAGAATTTTTCACTGGAATACTTATATAAGATAGTTATGTCAAAAAGGTTGCTTGAATTGACATTTAGGCTTTCAAGAAGAAGATGAACTCTAGCGGCTCCGTCATTTGATATCACAATGGCAGTAATCAACGCTATGCCCTTTCAGTCGGAGGAAGCTCGTTGACATCTTTGTGATAGAAGGTCCAGTCTTTGCACCACTCCACCGTCTTCTCCAGACCTTCCCTCAAGGAGGTAGAGGCCGTGAAGCCAAACTTTTCTTCAGCCCTGCCTACATCTAAACATCGTCGTGGCTGTCCGTCTGGCTTTTTGTCATTCCAGATAATTTCTCCATCGTATCCCATAAGCTCACAAATTAGTTCAATAAGATCCTTAATATTGGTCTCTATTCCGGTTCCTATATTGACGGGGTCTGCTTCATTGTATCGCTCCATGGCCAGCATCACAGCCCGTGCGCAGTCGTCAGCATACAAGAATTCTCTAGTGGCCTTACCAGAACCCCACACCTCCATAGATTTTTGGCCATTGGCTTTTGCGTAGCCTACGCGAGACAGTATTGCAGGTATAACATGACTGGCGCGAGGATCATAATTGTCACCCGGTCCATACATGTTGACCGGTATTAAAGAAATCCCATTGAAATCAAATTGCTTCCTGTAGGCCAAAAGCATTTCCATCAATGTTTTTTTTGCTATGCCATAGGGGGCATTGGTTTCTTCGGGATAGCCGTTCCACAGGTCGTCTTCCTTGAAGGGAACAGGACAGTTTTTAGGGTAAGAGCATACGGTTCCAGCCAATATAAACTTCTTACATTCGTGCTGACGTGCCTCTTCTATGACCTTGATTCCCATGTTAAGATTTTCATAAAGAAAACCACCGGGGTATTTCATGTTCGCCCCGATTCCGCCGACTCTAGCGGCTAAATGAATGACTACATCTGGATCATAGTTATCAAACATCCATCCGACATTGGCTTCCTCTCCTAAGTCGAACCCATCTCTGGTCCCGCCCATTGCGATAACTTGCTCGTAGCCGGAATCGTTTAAAAGCTTATAGAGCTTTTTTCCTAAGAAGCCCCTTCCACCCGTAATCAGAATAGTATCTTCAGACTTGCTTATTTCCATCAAACTCTTCCAAAAAATTTATGGTTTCCTCTACGTCCATATTATGCGCGCGCTTGAAAATTTCTCTTTTCTCATCCATAATAACAACAGTAGGAAAAGCTTCAATTTCAAACTGTTCAGACAAAAATTCATTCCCCGGCGTGTCCACCTGAATAATTGCCGCTTTACCCCCATGATAAGCTTTAGAAGCCTTGATCACCTCCGTTTTCGTCCAAACCTCTTGCCTCATTCCTGTACAATGAGGACACCAGCTTGCGACAAAAACAACAACCTGAAAAGCGTCTTTTTTATCCATTGTCCCAGAGGTTCTTTCCTGTGCTTTGTTTGGTAATTCTATTGAGGGACCACATCCAAGGGCCGACTATTACAGCAGCCCCGGCACCCCAAGCCCAAAGAACTAGCCCCTCGCGTCCCGCTGTAAGAAGAGTAGCCGAAGTTGCAGCCATAAGATAAATAGCGAGCAGTATATGACCCATTTTTTGTTCCATATACCAATCAGAA